TATTCATTAAGACAAAGCGAGTTCGATGTCTTGGACATTATAGTAATAAAACTTGAACAATTATCCTTTAGCTGAAATGAAGTATAATCGACATTTCGGCAAGGATTATCAAAAGGGTTTTTGAGTATGGTTATTCAAACGAGGACAACTGAAATGAGCAATCCAAGGAAAATAGAACAACTTGACTAGGCATTTGCGTCAGAACTTACTGACAACGACTTGCTGATGACATCAGTCAACAATGGAAACGGATATGTCTCCAAGAAAATGACATTGAGCGCACTTGCAGATTATGTCAATTCACAATCAAGCGGAGATTCAGACATTGGTAAAATATATGACTTGTCATAGGACAATCCTGATTACTTCTACAATGAAGTGGTAGTGTCCTCATCTCAGAATACGTTTGAACATACATTCTCACAAGATTGCGAAATCGTTCTAAAAACGATTATCACAAGTTCTATCCTAAATGAATACCTTGATGCTTTCGTAAAAATAGATGATATTCCAATTCACATCGGCTTATTGACAAATGGAGAATGGGGTGGTTACGCAGGTCAGAGTAGTCATTCATGGAAGATGACAACTTTATTTGTGAAAGCAGGATAGAAGCTGTCAATAAATCGCATGGGATACCACTCACTTGGTACATATCAATACATACCGGAAAAAATAGTATTGCATTCACGTCCGTTGAAACAAGGAGGGGATTTCTTCATAGACACAGATGTTCCATTGGAAGAGCCTTTTACATCTTGGGGAAATACAATTAGTAGGTTTGAAGCACCAAGAAAAACATTGTTTGCTTGGGCCAGTGTCACCAGTGCGACCGCTTCATTGGCTGACAATTTAGCCACTATGAACATTAAACCAAGGTTAAATGGACTTCGGATATATCCTCATGTACGACCTGGAAACCCCGACGATAGTACACTAGTGCAAAATGATTGGTCGTATTCACTTTACGATAGGCTGGTTCTGGATGCTGGGGATGTATTGACATTTGAAATGAACGTTAGATATTGCGCTCTTCCATTATTGTAAAATTAATCAGGAGAAACGAACCATGAAAGCAATATCTGAATTCAAGTATTCTGCCCAGAATCCAAGTGGCAACGAATTGCTGATTGTAAACAAAAGTCTCGGGAATGGCAACTACAAGTCCTACAAGGTGAAGCTGTCTGACATAAAGGCATTCATAGGTCAAGAACAGATTTATTTTCTCATCACGGAAAACGATGAAGAACAACGATTCGATGAACAACCAATCATCACGGAAGAGAACGACAACATAGTTTGCTTCTTGTGAATAACATTGTTTAACAAGTTAAAGAGGTAATTAAAATGGGAAACATAAAAGTATCACAGCTTCCAGAATAGACAACATTGGATGACAATGGTTATTTCTATTATGTAACTGGCAATGAAAAGCCCAGGAAAATGAATGTTCAAACGTTGAAGAACTACGTGATGAAGGACTAGGTGCCAGGAATGGTTTCCATAGATCAAATATATCCAATTGGTTCAGTCTACATAACGATTGAGCCAACTTTTGATCCAAATGAAGCGTTTGAAGGAACGTCTTGGGAAAAGTTTGGAGCCGGAAGATGCTTGTGGGGAGCCAATGAAGACAATTCAAACGTGGGGTCGGAAATAGAGGCGGGGTTGCCCAAACCAACATTGAAAGTGACGGATCCTGGACATAGCCACTCTTATTCACTTCCGAATTTCACTTCTGGTTCTGCGGTTCAGGGAACTGGCCACGACAACACAAACGGAACAGGCACGTTAAACACGCAGTCCGCCAAGACGAACATTAAAGTTTCAGTGGAGGACGACGACGTATATGGGAAGTCAAGTACAGTTCAACCACCTGCGTTCATCGTGAATTTCTGGAAGAGAACTGCGTGAGAGAGAGAGAGAAAATGCCATATAATTCTCTTGTATGACCTACAACTTCATTCGTCGGTTCGGAGACAATTATCAATAGATTAAAGAGCCTGGAATTGAGAACAAGTTCCATATCGTTGGAGAACTTACCGTTGTAAAATCTTTGACCAATAATGTGGAATTCCTTGTGGATGCCTCAACTTGGGAGAAACTTCCCTGGTCTGGATGGCATGTCAACAAGAATGGATATGTGTCCTGCTTTGGCGTTCCACTGCATCAAGTGGTTGCGTATCTGAACGACATGATACCTGCATGGGGCGAGGTCATAGATCACATGAACCGAAACAGACTCGACAACCGAATCGACAACCTCAGAACATGCACTCCAATCCAGAATTCATGGAACTGCGAAAAACGTCATGGTCATCAACTCAAGAATGGCAAATGGAAGTTCACGTTTTCCAAGTCATATCCCACGATGGCTGAGGCAGAAGAAGGATTGAGAAGTGGGTTCTTTCAGTACATGAGCAAGAACAGGACATGCTTCACGAACATGACCTTCGACACCTACGAGGAGGGATATGACTGGTGGAGGTTCAATGCTGGAATACACTACGGGGACTTTTCGCCTTTCGCGCATCCCTACAAGACTTGCGATGAGATAATCAAAGAGGCTTGCGAGAATTCCAAGCGTCAACAGCCTTCTTGACTCCTCGCTTTTTCATGGAAACAAGGCACTTTTGGCAGAAGACCTCCCATTCGTCCATGAAATCGTAGGTCAAGTCAAGATAAGCCTTGCCTCCACAGAATGGGCATTTCTTCAATCCAGAATAGTGGTTCCTGAAATCGGGACATTTCTTGCAATCAAAGTCCAGCTTTTCGTGTTGAAGTCCATCCTTGCGGCAGGTCTCAAGCCCATAGTCTCCAACATAATGATAGTGTACGCAACTTTTCTTAATCATCTAATTCTCCTTTGCATTGGTCAATCGTTATCAACTTCACGCCCAATTTGCTGGCAAGTTTCTGGCAATTCTGACAAGGTTCTATGGGTCTCCATTCCCCACTGTGTCCAATTCTTGATATAACTATGGTCTTAAGCAAGTCTCCATATTTCGCCATCAATATTGCTTCGGCGTGTCTTCCTGACCCCGGTCCAATGACACCATCTTGTGGAAGCCCGTTGAACGCCTGAGCCACGAACTCTCCCCGTTTGTCGAAGCCCATTGCCGAGATTCTGTACTTTGACCTGCTCTGCGAGGCTTTCTTCTTCAGGCGCAGAACTATGATGTTGTCCAACGAGTTGATGGACAATCTGGGCATCTTTTTCATCAGAAGAACAATGGCGCGTATTTCATGAAGTCTGCATGGAACTTTTCGCGGGCAGCTTCAAGTTTCTTGTTGACATACGGTTCAGTGACAACCTTCCAGGTGTCGGTGTCAATGAAGGTGCTTGGATTCCAGTCATGGCTTTCCATGTCACGCTCGTAGCCACGGGGATTGCACAGGAGAATCTGCCCCTTGTCCCCAACCGTAGTGTTCGTGACTGAATGGACATGACCACATACCCAAGCCCTGATGTTGGGGTTGTCAACGATGAACTGCTCAAGGTCCGAGACATAGGAGGCGTTCATGTTGTTGTTGACATACCTTTCGGAGATGCATTTTGGAGAAGGGCAGTGGTGCGTCATGATGATTATGTCCTTGTCTTGGTTTTCGTGGACAAGTTGGACAATCTTCTTAAAGGTGATTTCAAACCACTTCTTGTAATCGTCTGGACGGAGAAGCCTCTGCTTCAATCCCCTATCGTCAGACTCGTCTTCAACATGCGCCCAACGGAAATCGTTGAGTCCCCTTGAAGCGGCTGCCATGTTACATTCAAGCGCGGTTATTTCCTTTTCGCCATTTTCCCTTCTCCTTGCGTTTCCATCAGCCAAGGCGCGTTGGAGGAATTCACTCACGTACTGGTAGTTCGTGTAAAGGGTTGATCCAATGACAAGGACGTTGGTTCCTGGAATCGGTTTTGACATGACTCCAACCTGCTCGTCCATGAACGTCACAGGCGAGTCAATTGGAAACTTCTCGGCCAGATATTCCTTCTGCTTCCTTATCGTCCATCCCAAATCGTTGTATGCAGGATCGTGGTTGCCAACAATGAACATCCCATTGTGGATATTTGACTGAATCCATTTTGCAGTTCCCTTCACGTTGCCGGACACGTCTCCCGGAATCAAGGTGAAGGTGTCCTTGTCCCTCAGCGTGAAGGGAAAACTCTGGTTTACGTCAATGTGTATGTCCGAAAAAACTCTGATCTTCATTGTCAAAAATCCTCTATCCAATTATACAACAAAAACTATAGGATGTAAACATTGCACTTGGCTGTTGAATGGCAAAAAAAAATGAAAGAGCCTGTTTACCACGTATGATGGATGTGGTATACTGTTGTTGTGTTTCAAGGGATAGGAAGATGCCCATGAGTTCTTCCAAGACAAAGAAAGAAGACAAAATGACCAAGAGAGAAATCGTGAAGATGGCGAAGTCCGCAAAGGACGGCATTGTTGAGTTCGTGGCCGAGACCACGCCTGCCCTCAACAAGTATGCGCGTGGCAAGCGCACGAAGGATGGCAAGCGAGTTGCGTGTCCGTTCACTGGCGTGACGAAGCGCACGAAGTTCAAGCTGGATCTCAACGCCACCTATGAACCCAAGCCGGTTGAAAATGGCAAGGTTCCTGTGGTTCGCGCAGCATGGACGAAGCCCACCGAGTTCAAGTTCCTCAAGGAGAGCGCGAACAAGAAGGGCAAGTTCTACCTCTTTGGCAAGGTGGTGTCCGCCAAGTCAGAGTGGTTCGTGGATGGCAAGAAGATCAACCGCGCCAAGCTCGCCAACTACCTTCCCAAGAAGGGCGAGCGCGAGGGTTGGATCAGCGTGGGCATCTCCAACATTGAGGCGTAATTGCCAAAAATAGACGATATTGTTCATCTTTTGTTCCTTGTTCCCCACTTCCGAGTGGGGAATTTTTGTTGTACAACCCCCTTGCGTTCTGAACCAAATTGTGGTATACTGTAGGTGTTGTCAGGGAGAAGAAGGATGCCCAAGAGTTCCTTCAAGGAGAGAGAATGGACATGGCTGAGAAGAATAAGAAGGACATTGAGGAAATCAAGGTCACCGTTGGCAAGGGTCTGGAATATTCCCGGTGGAAGTTGCTTGAAAAGTCTCCCTTCATTGGGGAGATGCTTCTGCGTTTCAGCATCATTCCAACCTATGACTGCCGTATGGACACGGCGGCGACGGATGGCACGAAAATCTTCTTTGACTGCGAGTTCTACTCCAAGCTGACAGAGGGTCAGCGCGAGTTTGTCCTTGCTCATGAGGTCTGGCACAACATCTTCATGCACTTCATGCGGAGGCAGGCGCGTGACATGCAGATTTGGAACGTTGCCACGGACATGGAAATCAACCACATGCTCCAGAACGAGGGAATGGAAGTTCTGAAGGATGGTTGCTTCCCTGACCCCATCGTTGCTGGCAAGAACGCCGAGGACATCTACGCCTATCTCATGCAGCAACAGCAGAAGCAGCAGAAAAACCAGAAGAAGGGCAATGGTCAGAGTCAGGGTGGAAAGGGCAATGGCTCGTCCTCTTCCTCGTCCTCCAGCTCCAATGGCGAAGGAGGCGATGAAGATGGTCAGGGTTCCGAGAATGGCGAACAGGGTGGCAACACCGGCAACGACAAGTCTGCTGGCAAGGGCAACCAGTTCGACAAGCACATCTACGAGGGAGATAGCGCCGGCCAGGGTAAGGAGAAGGACGGCAAGTGGGGCAAGAAGGGATTTGACCAGGACTTCAACCCCTCAATGAAGGACGGCAAGGAGACCGAGGACAAGATCAAGGAAATGGTCTGCTCGGTTGCCCAGAGCATTGAGCGCAAGCAGGGACATCTTCCCGCCGGAATTGACCAGATGGTGAAGGAAATGCTCAAGCCCGAGATCAATTGGAAGGAGGCGTTGAGCCAATTCGTGACTCGGTGCTTTGGTGGCGAACACAACTGGAAGCGTTGTTCCCGTCATGCCCTTGCGCGTGGGATGTATCTCCCTGGACGCACGGACGAGAAGATCAAGGCCGCGCTTATCCTTGACACATCAGGATCGTATCTGTCTGACCTTCCCAAGTTCCTCGCCGAGTTCAAGTCTCTGGTTGAGTCCTTTGGCAAGTATGAAATCACCATGATTCAGTGCGATGCCGAGGTGCAGGACGTGACCAACTACGATGCAGACTCCCCGATGGACTTCACCAACTTCGAGTCCAAGGGTGGCGGTGGCTCCGACTTCCGCCCCGCGTTCAAGAAGCTGCGCGAACTTGGGGACGAATTTAACTGCGTGATAGTTTTCACTGATGGATACATTTCCATGCCCACCTATCCTCCACCCTACCCCACGCTGTTTGTACTGACGCCTGACGCGCCAACCGACTTCGTGGATTGGGGCGAGAAGATGGTGTACAAGCCCGACTACCGCGACATCTGAGGAATGGGGAGAGCATCATGAAGAAACTGTGGTTGAAAAAGAGGAACGCCAAGATTGACTGCGCAGACGATGCCGTGACAGTCATTGACGAGAACGCTCCATTGGCAATCCATGCCATTGGAAAACTCGACACCTACATATTTGGACGTTTTGAGTTTTTCGAGAACTTCGAGAAACAAGAAGATGACAGACCTTGAATTGACAGAATATATTGGGGATGTGTGCAACTCATGCAGAAAGCACGGCATCGTCCAACCCTATTTTGATTTCGTCCAAATGAAGGTTGGAGACCCACTTTCAAGAGATTTCATCATGAGGGAATTGGCAAATGGCAAGGGCGTAAGGATATGGGACAAAGACGAGTTCCACGAAAAAATGTTTGATTTCTCCTTCAGCAAATACATAGCGCACATTGAAGTTGTCATGGGTCATATTACTCGGTCAGTGAACATTATCGTATGCCTCATTGAAACTCCAGACTATTCCACCAACATCACCCCAACCTTGATTGAGGCATTCAGCAAGTTATTCGATATTTGAAGAGTGAGAGATACAAGCAGAAAGGAACAATGAAAATGACAGTACTGGAACAGAGACTCATGGAATCCATTCCACATTATTTCGCCGAGATTGCGAAGCAACTCAAGATTGCGAACAAGTTGAAGGCTCTGGAATTGAAGGGTCGCCAGGACTTGAGCATCACCCCAGAAATGGTTGATGATGTTATTGATTCATGATATAGACATTGCCATAGGCGAGGCAAAACGATGGGGGATGATCAAGTGGAAAGTGGAACTTGACATATGCGTTTACAACACACGGGCGTCAGACCCGGGTGCGAAAATCAGACCATACCATTTAATGGTTGCGAACAACCTTAACGATGCCATGCAGATTCTCTTCGACCTCTCAAATCGGGGATACGAGATTTTCCATACTTGTGGAAACAGTGGCATAGTTTCCATTCTCGTCCAGCCATCCGTTGACCATTCCACGAACATAGACATTGAAGTTCTTGAAAGGATTTCAGCTTTGTTCAAATGATGGTAAATAGTTTCATGGCAATCATATAGGACAGAGAAGCAAATGGTCTAAGAATTGGAAGCATGCAGAACGTATATGCTGAATCCATTGTGCAGGAAAATTACATACGCGACCAAATAAGGGCGTATGGAACCGACATCCGCTATTTCAAGTTGAAGACCCCGTATCCAGAAGTGTTCAAGCCAATACTGGATTCAAACAATCTTGCGATACATGCCTATGGCGAGGGATATGTACAGGAATGGGAGGATCCTGTGCGGATGATTGCCTATCTCAAATGGGACAACGATTCCATAATACTGAATGCCTATGGCGTATAGCCAGATTCAAACATGACCATGTGGCTGAACCAGACTGACTTCGCCATAGCCCTTGCCAAGAAACTGTCATAGTGGCGCGAATACAAGGTTGTTGGGCATTCAGAGTTCATACTGGACTTTGACAATGACGCCGACTTGATTGAAAACCAGAACAACATAGTCATTGACTTCAAGACAGACCTGTTCGATGGGACGTTGAAAGCCCTTGTTGATGATAGGACTTTGAACATGCTGCTTCTTCCAGAAAACTGCCAGGAGATTGCATCACCCCTGCCAATAACGATACCATGTCAGGTGATTGACCATGGAAGATTGAAGATTGACACCGGACGCATTAACCCACTGCTCTACAAGGGAGACCACTACGATCCATTCGAGGACGATATGGTTGAGGCGCATCTTCACCTTGAAGTCACGTCAGTCCAGGTTGACAGACATGGATGCATAAGGATAATGGGTGGAATCCGAGGTGGCGTAATCTACCACGACACAACCGTGATAGGGAAATACCTTGACAAGATTCGTCCAGAGGTAGGGGACTTGATTGACGTTCCTGTTCCAGGAAAGGATGGAACAGAGGAAATCTACAACCAGAAATACGAGATTGTCCACATTGAGGAGACAATCACGAACGAGTCCTACATGAACCCATTTCTGAGGAAATACCTCTACCAGTGCAATCTGAGGGCGTACATAGCAAGTGGACAGACTGAGCCAGAAGAACAGAAATCAAAAACGGAAAAGCAGGACAAACTGGACTTGATAAACCAGGCTGCCGAAAATGCTGCCAAGAAGATTGGACTGTACGAGGACTTCGAGGATGACGTATATGGTGGCTATCACAAGATAAACAATCGTGGAAATCCATCTGTATAGCGAGATGCCAAAAACTCCACCATCAACAACTTTGACAAGCCAGATGACAAGGCAAAGGCAAAACTTCCACGAAAATCCACAACTCCACTGTTCATATTCAAGGACATGAAGATGGTTCTGTCTTTGGTTTCGGATCCAAGGAACAACGCATCATCGTTGAAATTGTCTCCATTGAAGAAGTCAACGAAGATAGGGAAGGACGTACAGTTCATTGAATATCTCAGAGCAGACGATGACAACCTTGTTCTGACGGATGGAACAAGGTCGTATCTTCTGGCAAGCAGATACAACAAGATTCCTGAATTCGATGACGAAACATACTGCCTCAAGCCAATCAGGTTGAAGCACGAAGTATACGCACAACACAATGGATGGGCTGATCAACCGTTCCACCAAGTCGACGCGGCAACTCCACCCGAGGCAATTCCTGAAAAGAAACTGCCAGACGATCCAGACAACATGGAAAGGGAACTGAACATGAACCTTCAGGACTTGATTGGCAAGAACACCACCGAGCCTTGGGTCTCTGCGTCAGAGAACAGATTGACGTTCCCTTGGAGCAACACCTACCTTTATTGCGACTACGAGAGGGTGGAAGGAACTGAGGAGGTTCCGGACATGGAAGTGTGGACGTGCTATGTTGTTCTCGATGGCGACCCAGAGAAGACGCCACTGCCAATTTGCTCATTTATTAGGAAGTGACATATTATGGACATAGTTGAAGTTTCAGACAATCCAAGACTGGACGAAAGGTTGTTTCAAGAATACTCGAAGCACTTTCCAAAGATTGAATTGAATACCTTGGATTCCATACGTTCATATCGAAAGTTCAAGCACCTTGGTGCTGTATACCATAGCATTGGCTTGTTCGACAACAACGGCAATTGTTGTGGTGGATGCTACTATTGGGATTTCTTTGACATCCAATTGTCTATTGTGGAATTCATATTCGTGGCTCAAGACTACAGGGGACAAGGACTTTCAGACTCCCTTCTGAAGCATGTCGCGTTCCCAATGGTAATAGAAGTGGACGATGGTGGAAGTGCAGAACCATATTGGAAACGACATGGATTTCGGAAGATTGACTACGACTACGTTCAACCGCCAATAGTCGAGGGAAACGAGGACTTTTCCGGATTGAACCTTTGGACTAATTCACCAAAGGAAATAGACGTAGACGACGTTCTGAAGAACCACTACTGGAAATATGCGTTCGTCTAATTGATTAAGCCTTGCGCTTAAGATGCTCTATGGCGTCCCCAAGGCGTTCAACGAATTCTTGACTCTGACCCTTGTCAATGACGTTGTTCAAGTCATTGTAGACGTCAGTGACGTTCTGCTTGTCTGACCCATTCAACTGGCAAGTCATTAGGTTTCCATTCGCGTCAAAGGACTGGCACTGGGGGTCGTTATGCAAAACAGAATGGCTCAACACCCCTCCAGCATCGTGTCCGAGTACGCCATACATGTCTCCACAGCCAATGTATTCCAAGTAGTCCTTGATTTCCTCCAGAAGAACAACTATATCTGAAACTTTCATGTTTTTATTTACATTAAATCTTTATCTTTCTTCTGTTTCTTTGCCAGAAGTTCCTCAACTTTTGGAAATCCCTTGTAGAAGATGTACTCGTCTGGGAATTTTGTCATTGGATTCATTTTATAGTACAGAACATATCCAGTGTTTCTGTTATGAGTAATGTCGTAATTATGCTGGATAAACAGATTCCTTCTTGTCCCATAGAACTGACCAAGTGGAATTATATCGTTGTCGGTCTTGTACAGAGGACCATCGCCCTCTGGGAATTTCTTCAACAACTCAAGGTACTTGTCATAATAGTCCCTGAACAAAATGAAGGAATGACCTCCATATGTCCGAATTCCCTTGAGGAAGTCTCCCTGCAATCCAAGTGAACCATGGCAGAATATGCTTCCCAGAACCAGAACAGCACAATCGTCTGGAATCTCGGAAAGGTACTTCTCCAATTCGTCCTTTATTCCAGTTACTGGATACGCATCGTCCTCGAAAATGCAGACATACGGCCAGCCAAGTTTCTTCGCCTTTTCAATAGCAGCCGCATGGGAAAGGGAACAGTTGTACTGTGGGGAGTTGTACCAGATGGTTACGCCTTGGAACTTCTTGGGGCATGGCTTTCCCATTCCATGCGCCTTGAATATCTTCTTGAAGAGGGAATGGCGTTCCTTGTCTATTGTTATGACGAAAGAATGTTTCAATATGTCTTTTACTGTCAGTTCCATAATCAATGCTTCTTGTCCTGTGGGAATATCATTGTGTTCAAAATCTCCCTTATCAACCAAAGTCCCTTGTAAAGATGATCTCTGCTGCCTTTTTGCCTTTCTTGGTTGTCCCTTTCCACGGTCGTTGACAATTGCTTCATCAACGTCTGCAAGTCGTTGTATGTCAGATGTTGTTCGTTGGCGAACAGAAGACAATCGTATCTGAAAAGGAACAAGCACTCAACTTGAAGTATGAATCCATATATGCTTTGCATTGTCCCATAGAACAGGCTGTAGAAAAGGGAGGATTGGGATATGCCATAGTTGGTGTCCATGTGGCACTGTGGACATATCTCGGTATGGAAGCAATTCTCAAGCCGATTGATGAAGTATCCCGTTATCTTCGAGAACACTCCATCCGTCTCATCGAACATCACAAGCGAAGGGAGGGAATTCACGCAATCCAACCTCTCCACGAACTCGTCAATCTGAGTCAGGTCTATTTCAGCTTGCTCGTTTCCTTGCACCAGATCCAGAACCTTTATCCTCTTTATGAACGCAAGGACAAAGTTTATCCCAAATTGCGTGTTTTCCATCTCCTCTGTGACCTCTCCCAATTGGGTATAGAACCAATTGTACAGAGAAGACATTTCCCTTGTTGTCGGCCAGCCAATATCGAACACGTATCTCTTTCCCTTGTATGGCAACTCCACAGTCTGCGTTCCAACATATGCATCGTTCTGCATCCTTGACAAGTAGTCCGACATGTCGTATCGGTAGTTGATTTCAACGTTGCAGTGTGGACACTTGAACGTCACGGCGTCTCTGTAGAACGAAACTTGGAAGAAAACCATGAGGCAGAACAACTTATCGAACTCGGTGAACTTCCACACGTCAACGCCGTCAGTCAATATCATGGATTGAAGATATTCCACGGTGGCATCGTAAATCACGTTCATCTGCCTCCTTTGGATGTTGTCTATCACAATCTTGGACATCGACTTCAATTCAGTCACCGTGGTTTCCCTCAGAACTATGACTTGACCTGTGCTTGGAACCACAACAGGTATTCTGTTCGTTGGAAATCCCTTGCTGAACATGTTCTCTTGTGGAATGCAGTCCATGTTTCAATTATACAAGAAAGTTGGTTGGAGAAAGAAAACAATCTTACCAACCAACCCTCCCATTTGCATTTTTCCTTGAGAATCAACCACCAAGGAAGTCAGCAAGGGACGCTACCGCGCCATCCTGCTCCGCGCCACAGAAAGGACAATCCTTGTACTTGAACACGGCCTGCATTGGCTCGATATAGTGCTTGATTATCTTGCTTATGACTCCAACATTCTCGTCGAACAGAACGCTCTGTGGAATGCTGTCGATTATCTGGCATCTTTCCCCATATGTCATTTCCTCAAGGTTTGCCGTCAACTTGTCGTCTGGATCGGAATTCTCAACCAACGTCACCGACTTCAAGAACATCAACATGTACTCAATCTGGGACATGTTGTCTATGCTCTCCTTGATTGCCTTTGACTGGTTGTCGTACTTCTTGTAGTAGTTCTTGAAGAAATCCTCCACAAGACCACACTTTGACCAACCTGCATTGAACACGAACGTTCTGTTCCCATTCTCAATCTTGAACTCTTGCTCTGGCTTGAACGTCTTGGTGAAGTTTCTGAGCATCTTCGCCGTGTCGAGCTTGTACGTTGTCTCCTTGCCACACTGCGAGCAGGTATACTTGATTTCAGGATTGATTTTGTTCATCTGCTGGAGGTTCAACGTGACTTGTATCCTCTCGAACTCGGTCAATTCCCTTATGTCGAAATCCTTGTCCGCCGCCAGTTCGTTGATTAGCGAAACCATGGTGCAGTACATGATGTCTGGACGCGAATTGCTCTGAAGGGCAACCTTTGACATCTCCTTCTGCTCTCTGGTAGAGATTTCCTTGAATTCAACCGTCTTTCCAAGTCCAGGCAGTTCGATTGGAGTTGTGGAACTTGACAACTTCTGTCTGAACGCGCTCACGATGTTGGATGCGTTGGTTGGTTTCTTCTCCGGCTTCTTCACGGGAAGAACCTTGAGTTCAGGTGTCTGCTCGGATACCTGAGCATTTCCTATTTCCTTGTCTATCTCCTTGTCAAGGATGTCTTGCGTTTCGTCCTTGTAGTGGCTGATTGGTGGTGTAGTTGGCATTTTACTTTACCTCGTTTTCCTTTGTCTTAGATCTCTTGCTTTTCCCCTTGCCTTTCTTCTTCGTGGGGGATTTCTTTGGCTCCTCAACTGGTTTTCCATCCTGCCCTGGCACCTCGGCTATTGGCTGGTTGTTCTGCAGGTTGGACATGAACGATTGGAGGCTTCTCATGTGCTCGCGCTTCGCCTTTGCGTTCGCCCTGTTGATGATGTCAACCTTCTTCTTGAACCTCTCAACAACTTCGTTTGCGCTGAGCCACATGTCCTTTCCATCAAGCACAGCCTCAATCTCCTTCTTGGTCAAGAAGTCCTTGTAGATTTCATGGAAGAGGTTGGAGAGCCAGGGATTGTAGAATTCCTCCTCCTTCTTGATGTCCGATTGCTTCCCAAACGCGCATCCAGACGAGGTGTGAATCATCATGTATCCATGTGGATAGCAGATGAGACCGTCGCAAGCAAGCGCAATTATGGTGGCAGCGGAACAGCAGGAGGATTCAATCTGGCACACAACTTGGGCCGAGCAAGTCTTAATCTGCGTCACAATCTGGACTGCGGTGAAAAGGTTTCCTCCCCAGCAGTTGATGTGGATGACAACCAGATCGTCCTCCGAAGCGGTCTGAAGCACGTCAAACCACTTCAAGTACGCCTTGTTGTCGTCTATGTCGTCTATTAGCCACAGATGGAATATGTTCTTCACCTGCTTGGAGTATGAAATCAGATTTTCCTTATCGAAGCTTGAATCTTCGAGAAGACCAGATAAGTTTCCGCTCATGGTTTTCATATTGTGTTTTGTTGTTATTGTATCCATTGTCAACAATTATACAGAACTGGCAAGAAAAATGAAATATCCTGGATTCAGTTTTCAATAAGCAACCACCCCCTATATCTGGTAAATATAATGTGTACACAAGCAATGCACAACACACATATATCTGCTAGAGGTAAGTCAACTTGAGAAACAGAAACCGAAGGGCGTACAGGAACAAGTCAGACTTGAATCCTGATTCTGGCGCAAAGCCAAAGAAGATGAAGAAGCGGGAGTTGGAGAACAAGAAGGAGAAGTTCAGAAAGTCAAGGGAATGGAAGGAATTCCGCTCCAAGATGGCAATTCTGTTCAACCATAGGGATTATATTACGGGAAAACGCCTCGTAAAGGGCTTCAACGTCCACCATCTGAAAACCGAATTGACCGAGGAATCCTATTGCGACATATCCAACGAAGAAGAGTTCATGCCCCTGAATTCCTGGTGTCACAAGATGCTCCATTACATCTTCCCATATTATGTCAAAGATCCCACAGTAATAGACAGACTTGTGGAAGTTCTTGACAAAATGAAGTAGTTGTCCAATGGGACGCCGCCATTTGACGAAACGTTGATTGATAATGAGGAAATCGAGGCCGAGAATGAAGACGAGGAAATGGATGTCAATACCCCTTCGCCTGAAGTTCCATGACCATGGCATCAAGTTCCTGTTCCGAGTATTGATATCCATTCATCATATCTGATGCAAGATCTCCAAACTGGTCATATTGGACATCGTACATGACTGGTTCTGGAAGTTCCGCGTTTCTGTCCGAGACGAACAGCCCCTCCTTGAAGTGGTTTCTGTAGAGGGGATTGAACCTGTATCTGGGATCTTGGTTTCTGGTCAACATGTTTTGGTTCTCAATCATCATCATCCAAATGGGTTCTCGTCTCCTCCACCACCCATGTCATCTTCTCCTCCTCCACCCATGTCGTCCCCACCACCTTCGTCTCCTCCACCTTCATCGTCACCTTCACCTTCTCCTCCTTCTTCTCCACCTTCCCCACCATTCTCCTCGTCTGCAGTGGTCACGTTGATCTTGTTAGTGTTGAAAATGCTGTGTGCGAGGATTTCCTCAAGGTTGGACATGCTCATGGTCTTCAACTTCGTAATCTGGGTAGCGTCAATCTCGCCGGCCATGTACTTTTCGCCAATGCCCTCAACCATCGCAGCCATGATGCCATCGAACAGACGAAGCTGGTTCATTTCGTTGATCTCGGAATCTGTCATGCCAAGGATGTGCTTCTGCGCCCATGTCTTTGACATCTCGTCCCTGTCCGCGTACTTTGCGTACAACTCCATCTTCTGGGAGATTTCCTGGTTCGAGATGAACTTGGAGTAGACATATGGTGGAGTGAACTCAACGTAGAAGTCGCTTTCCTTGAGGTTTGCCTTTGTCCAGATTCCACGCAGCTTCAGATGGACGATGAAGGAGTCCTGCAAAGCCTTTGCGAACTTCATCTGGATGTTCAATTCCAACTTGGAGAACGAAAACTCCTCCTGCGTGATTTCAGTTGAAGCACGGTAGGAATTGGACTCAAGGTTGTCCCATCTTGTGTAAGGAACGCCAAACTGCTTAATCATTCTCTTCAGGAAGAACTTGAGGTCTTCAATCTGGTCGTATTGCGCAGTTGATTCAACTGTGGTAACTGTTGTTCCATCGTTCGCGTTGGATTTCGGGAAGACCCAAGAATCCAGCATTGAACTTGGATTGTACGTCTTGCCAATCATGGAGTTGTTGGACTGACGATCAATCTTCGCAACCTTCTTCTCCGAGAGCTTGTTGGCGAATTTCCTCACGTACTCATGCGCAACCTTGTCGGCCATTCCACCAGTGGCTATGTTGAACAGCAACCTCTGTGGAGCGCGTGTGACGCGGAGAATCACGGCGGCATCCTGAAGAAGAACCAACTGATAGTACGCCTGCTTCACGCCCTCAATGATGGAATATGTCACTCTCCCATTTGGTGACTTCTTGTCATGCGAGAAGTATGTGATCTGCGGGAACAGCAAAGGCACAACGTTCTGCGCGGAACTGAAGTCCAATCCACGGTAGCCATTCGTGTAGATGGTGTTGAAGATTGCGGAGTTCTGCGAATAGTACGCTGACAAGGTGTATTGCAGTTCCTGTGCGTACTTGTCAAGGTCAAAGTAGATTCCACAGTTTTCACCGGTTGCCTGGTTGATGAGGATGTCGTAGAAGTCGTTCCGCAACCTCTTCACGCCAATTATGCCCAAGGTTGGAATCTCGTGGTTGATGATGTTTTCCCAGGCAACCTCTCCCTCAATGACATAGGTTCTGATGATGTCCACGATGTTGTTTCGGATGTCAAACAGCTTGATGAAGTTCTCAAATTCCTTCTGAATCAAGTCCTGTGTCTATTGGTTCAGCTTCTCTGAAATGTTCTTGTCAAAGTTGAGACGGATGAACTCTCCCGTGGATGATACCGTGAGAAAGTCGGATGCGATTTCGTTGATGCACCAGTTGCATTCTGGGAACTCGGAAATCGCCCTGTATTGCCAAAGTCTCTGGCACTTGTCCGTTATGAGGGGGATGTAGTTGTTATCGAACTGGTCAGAGACATATCCAAAGAACGCGGTTGAGATTCCAGGATTCTGGAGAGATACAATTCCCTGCTTGTCAATTATCTTCTCAATCTTGCTGGTGTAGGATTTGAACGTCTCGAAGTTCCGGTTCTGCGCCAAAATCTGAATCCTGTCGTCTTTTTCAGGTCCAGCCTGTCCAGCGCCCTACGTGTTCAACTTGTTCATCCTGTCAACGGGTGAAGTTGATGCAGTCAATACGCTATGGTTTGTGTTAAGTGCCATGATAGTTCAATTATACTTCTTGTTGAAGTATTTACCATAAAAAGAAAAAGAGCCGTGGTTAAATAGGAATCAAAACCCACGGCTCCTTGAAGTTTTGCCTGTTCTGGAAAGTCATCAACCCATCCATGAACCAAGAACCTGGACATTCGCGTACTTGTTGAAGTCGGAATCCCAGCCATTGAGGGCGTAGATTGAGCCAATGTCCTGACCATCGCCACCCTGGTTCATTTCAATGCAGAAGATTCTATCCCCATCCTCAATCCGCTTCTTCAACGCATCAAGGTCAGATGCCCAGTTGGGGAGACGCACGTTCTTTCCTTCGGCAATCAAGTCCTGAGTGTTCAAGATTGTGTTCATGGTGATTTCGCA